TACTATTCGTATTCTGGATTGATTTATTATTAAAAAGATGTTACAATTGTAACAATGATTATCCTTGACTTAAATCAAGTCATGATTTCCAACTTTATGGCACAGATTGGAAATCATACTGATGTAAAAATTGATGAGGGCCTGTTTAGACATATGGTCCTTAATTCTATTCGTTCGTTCAAATCAAAGTTTGTGGACTATGGTGAACTTATTATTGCGTGTGATGATAAGAACATCTGGCGGAAACAAATCTTTCCTCAATACAAAGCTAACAGAAAAAAAGATAGAGAGAAGTCAGAAATTGACTGGTCCAATATCTTCACTATTCTTAATAAAGTTAGAGACGAACTTAAGGTAAACTCACCCTATCGCGTACTTCAAATCGACCACGCCGAGGCTGACGACATTATTGGTACGTTAGTACATAAATTCGGTAACATGCTAAATACGGGAGAGAAGATACTAATTTTATCTGGCGACAAAGATTTTGCCCAGCTTCATATCTATGGAAATGTTAGTCAGTACGACCCGGTTAGAAAGAAATTTATCACACATAATGACCCCGTGATGTTTACACGAGAACTCATCTTAAAGGGTGATAGAGGAGATGGCATTCCTAACATCCTGTCACACGACAACTGTATTGTAAACGGTGAGAGACAAAAGCCTCTCAGAGTAGAAAAATACGTTAACATTACCAATCCACGCGAACACTTCAAAGGCGATATGCTTAAGAATTGGCTTCGTAATGAGAGTCTAATTGATCTCTCTCTTGTACCTCAAAATATACAGGAAGAGATTATTAGTGAGTATGAAAAGCAAGCAGGAAAGCCCGCCGATAAATTAGAGCCGTATTTGGCTAAATTTAACCTTAAAACACTCAGTGAAAAGATTAGTGATTTCCTATGAGAAAGAAAATATCCCAAATTCTACAGGAGGTGTCTGAATTCACTCCAGCTAGTGAGAGACATCTCTTTTTAAAACAGCACGATTCTGGAGCCATCAGAACCGTCTTGAAGTATGCGTTTGACCCCAATATCAAATTTTTACTACCAAAAGGACCCGCTCCGTTTAAGCCATTTGAAGGCTTTGACGCCGAGGGTCGCCTGTATGCTGAATTGAGACGTTTGTATTTGTTTGTTGAGGGAGGCAACCCCAACCTCAAGCCCTTGAGAAGAGAGTTTCTCTTTATTCAATTGTTAGAATCAATTGATAAAGACGATGCTAAACTTCTTATTGCGGTTAAAGACAAGAAACTACCTTACAAAGGTATCACTGAAAAAATTGTAAGAAAAGCTTTTCCTGATCTTTTACCCTCAGAGGAGAACGATGAGCAAGACAGCGCGTAAAAATTCAAAGCAATTGCTTTTTGGAGACTACGAAGATAGTCATCACATTGCTAAAAAAGCAAAGCAGACAAAAAAGAAACAACCACGTAACTTTGAAAACGCATTGCGAGCTAAAGATCTAAAACGGATCTTAAGTTACGAAGAAGCAATTTAGGAGACACCATGAAGAGATGGTTTTGGTCTTGTAGAATGATGAAGCATGTAGAGAACTACTTGTTTACACTTTCTAATTATGTTTGGCGCAAGCGCCGTGAAGTAATGAAACAACAACAAGGCAGATAAAATGCCCACGTATGTTTTTTTGAATAAGAATACAAATCAGATAGAAGAGGTAACGCTCAAGATGTCTGAATATGACCAGTTCAAACAGGACAACCCTCACCTGGAAAGATACTTTGATGAAATCCCAGGTGTTATGGACCCTGTTCGTGCTGGTGTGAAACGCCCAGCTTCTGGGTTTAAGGAATTGCTGAGCAATATAAAATCAAAGCATCGTGGATCAACTATCAAAGTCTAGTAAGTTCAAGTTTAAGCTACTACCTGAAGTATCTCTTGAACGCGTTGAAAAAGACGGTAAACGTTTCTACGTTACACCGGACGGCGAACACTACCCCTCTGTTACAACAGTACTGTCAACTCTCTCAAAAGAAGGTCTGGTGAAGTGGCGTGAACGGGTGGGTGAGGAAGAAGCAAACAAAGTAATGCGTGCGGCTGCCTCCAGAGGTACAATGGTTCACAATCTGATGGAAGATTACGTCCTGGGTAAAGAGGATTTTATCAAAAAAGCAAACCCAGTACAGAAGATGCTTTTTCGTGAACTAAGAGACATCATCGATGAAAAATGTAATAACATTCTCGGTGTAGAACTGTTTCTCTACTCTACAGAACTAAAGACCGCCGGTTCATCTGATCTCATCTGTGAATGGGATAGAAAAGGGTTTGCTGTGGTTGATTATAAGACTTCCAATAAATCAAAAGAAGGGGGGTGGATTGAAAATTACTTCTTACAATCTACTGCTTACGCTATGATGGTGGAAGAACGTTATGGTATATCCGTTCCAAACATTGTCATTCTTATTGCTGTTGAAGATGACAAACCACAGATATTCGTTAGACCTAAATCTGACTACGTAGATAAAGTCAGGTCTGTGTTTAAGTCATATCATTTAAATCTTAGCAAATAGCTCCGGTATTAGTTGCTTTAATTTCCGACCTTTCATATAATTAATACTCTAATAATTGATACGGAGTAATTATGCAAGCTGACGTTCTGAGAAAGCTCAACGTTGCAGAAGGTATGTCCCCCAACCTCGCCATTCAACGTACGCGAGAGTATCTGGACAACCAGCCCGATCGTTTGAAAGCTGCAAATCAGATTATGGCACGTTTTGGTCTTCCTAAAGAAGTCAATCAGAGAAAAGCCTACGTGTTTGTCATGAGTGCGGTAGAGAAAATGGTCAAAGGTGAGGAAGTGTCTTCTGAGACTGTTATTGAACGTGCTAACAAAAGTTTTAAGAATATTGAACAGTTGGTTGGGCCTAACGCATTTAAGGTTGAACAAACCGAAGAGCCTGGAAAGACTAGAAAAGGTTCCAAACGCGAGGTGGCCAAGCAACTGTACCTAGAATACAAAGAACAAGGAGAACCGTTTGTAATGAGTAAGATTATGGAAGCGCTTGACGTCACAAAGGCTAATGCGTACACGTACGTATACCTGGTCAAAAAAGACCTTGGCGTTAAATAAAGGAATGCTATATACTGGTATGATGAAAACTACTCTTAACCTAGTCCACCAAGCCAGTATGCCCTGCTCATATAAGAGCTGGCAGGATTCCTTCCGCGCAGAGAATACAGGTATTCCAAGTGAAGGGGTTTGTGGATAGAAGTAAAGTAGTCTGTAACTAACACAAACCCCAGGCCTAAACAACCTGGGGTTTTTTATTTCGCTCTTTAAAAATTTGCTAGTTGTATAGGGGATTAGCCAAGTTGGTAAGGCATCGGATTTTGATTCCGACATGCACTGGTTCAAATCCAGTATCCCCTTCCAAATAAAAGTACACTCGTAGTTTCCCAGAACTATTGGTGCGGTCACTGGAACTTGACCGCTCATACCTTAGGAGTGTATTTCTATTTGGGGGTATAGCTTAGGGGAAAAGCAGTAGACTTTTAATCTATTGACCAGAGTTCGATTCTCTGTGCCCCTACCAAATGCGTGGTTAGCTCAGTGGTAGAGCAGGGCTCTTACAAGGCCAAGGTCGGGAGTTCAACCCTCTCACTACGCACCAAATTTATGGGGGTGTAGCTCAGCTGGGAGAGCATCTGCTTTGCAAGCAGAGGGTAGCGGGTTCGAGTCCTGTCACCTCCACCATTTAACGGTGATGTAGTTCAGTCTGGTAGATCGGCTCCTTCATAAGGAGATGCGCGGTGGTTCGAATCCACCCATCACCACCAACGCTCTTATAGTTAAGTGGTATAACACGTCCTTGGTAAGGACGAATTACAAGTTCGATTCTTGTTAAGAGCACCATAAGTTATAGTGCGCGACTTTAGCTGATGTGGTCATAGCGGTGGCCTGAAGAGCCATGGAAAGACGTTCGATTCGTCTAGGTCGCACCAGTGCCGGGGTAGCTCAGAGGCAGAGCACCGTCTTGATAAGGCGGGGGTCGAGATTTCGAAATTCTCTCCTGGTACCAATATTGTCCGTCGTTAGCTCAGTGAACAGAGCACGTGGCTACGGACCACGGGGTCGTGGGTTTGAATCCTTCACGACGGGCCAAAGTTTTAACGGAAGTGTGGCAGAGTCTGGTTTATTGCACCGGTCTTGAAAACCGACGGCTGGCAACGGCCCGTGAGTTCGAATCTCACCGCTTCCACCATACGGTAAGTTGGCAGAGAGGTCTAATGCAGCGGTTTGCTAAACCGTCCTCTGAGGAAACTTGGAGCATAGGTTCGAATCCTATACTTACCACCATCTGGGTGTATTGTCAGCCTGGTCAGACGGCCTGCCTTGGAAGTAGGAGGACGGTGGTTCGAATCCACTCACCCAGACCAGATTACGTGAGAGTGCCCGAGCGGCCCAAGGGACCAGTCTGCAAAACTGTAAAGCCGTCGGTTCAAATCCGACCTCTCACTCCAGCAGTCATAAAAAGTTGTGTTAATTTTTAAAACGCAGTACAATAATAAAAATAGATGCTCCATTCGTCTATCGGTTAGGACACCGCCCTTTCACGGCGGTAAGGAGGGGTTCGACTCCCCCATGGAGTACCAAAAACAGGCAAAGAATTCCGGTGCTCTGGCCGTTACACAGAGGAACTTGTCGGCTGATGTAGTGTAACCGTCCGTGGCTGCATCGAAAATGCAGGGTGAACTGATCAGGCTGGCTAGAGACTTCGAACCTCTAGACCACAAGCGAGCAAGATCTAACGGTGAATCCCCTGGGTGGGGCTTGTGAATGAAGTGGCCACCCACCATACTGAAGCATATTCCGAGGGTTCGATTCCCCCCGGCTGATCCCCGAGCGCGGTGCAGAGTGTGCTTCAATATGGTTGTTTGCTGTGAAAGCGTCAAACCGGTTCGAAACGGTGCTGTGGTCAGCAGGTGGGCATCCGCCGAAAGGGGTTCGATTCCCCGATGCAGGGATCAGTAAACCGCCATATTGAAATACATTACTAAGAGTCCAGGTTCAGAGCGTGGCGTAGTGTGTTTCAATATGGCCAGACCATTATTTGAATCCTTTGTAAGCACAGAGGCGATGATCACGCGTTATGTAACCTTCCCAATAAACAGTAATCGATCGTAAAGCTGTTGAGGATGGTAAATAGTGCAAAGGATTCAAATAATGGGTTGCGAGCAGCATTGGTGACTGCAGCAGACTGTAAATCTGTCGTCTTTAACGGCAACGGGGTTCGACTCCCTGGCAACCCACCAATATGGTTCCAAAGTGTTCATGGACGCACACATGCCTGTCACGCATGAAGAAGGGGATCGTTACCCCTTGGGACCGCCACTATTAGGAAGACAAAGATATGGAAAATAATAACGATTGGGAAACAGAGACCAGGATTGGTAATTGTTCCAACCGCCATCAAGGACCTTACAAAAAAGTGCTTTGTGTGTGTTCGGCTGGAATGCTTCGATCACCTACAATAGCGCTAGTGCTTTCCAAGCCACCGTATAATTACAATACAAGGGCATGCGGAATAGTATCCAGCTACGCTTTAATTAAATTAGATGAAGTACTTCTAAGATGGGCAGACGAAATTGTCTGCGCAGACAATGAACATGTCAGAGAAGTGAAACGCAGGCTGACAGAATTTGATCTGGATACACCCGTGGTGGATTTAAACCTGCCGGATATATACGAATACCGTGACCCTAAACTGATCAAGTTTATTGAAGTACGGTACAAAAAATATCTAGAAGAAACAATAGCGGAAGAGTGAAACGGTTTACATTTCAGCCTCATAAGCTGAAGACATCAGGTTCGACTCCTGTTT